ATAAAGAAAATATCTTGGATGTGTTTGTTTCTAAATGGAAATGGATTGCAAAAATAGGTGGACAAGGATATGACATGGCGTTGAAACTCAACACCCTATATAATAGATGGAGGAAGTGGAGGAAGTTGCCGTATTATTCCATCTCCAAAGATATTAAAAAAGGTGTGAAGGCGGCGGTAAACTACATCACAGATTTTGAAGTAACCGCAACAAAACTTGCAAAACAACATAATTGTGATGGAGTGATTTGTGGGCACATTCATCAACCAGAAAATAGACAAATTGCCGGCGTGCATTATTTAAATTCAGGTGATTGGGTGGAAAGTTTAACTGCGATTGTCGTAGACCATGACAATAACATCAGCATCAAGGAGTTTCATTCATGATTACATTTATTGACGCCATCACAGGAGTAGTGTAATGCCAAATTATATTGATACCACAGATGTTGGAGGTATGTTAACTCTTAATGATTCTGCGTTAACAGTCGCAGTCAACATCGTGGGCGCAGGAAATGCAACGATAGCAGGGTCTGTAAATGCTGCGGTGTCGGTTGTATCGCCTCTTGGCACGTTTGCTTCGCTATCGGCACCATACAAGATGTTTGATATTCCCCATCCATCACCGGGCAAAGAAAATAAACGGTTGAGACACGGGAGTCTTGAAGGACCTGAATTGGGTGTATATGCTCGAGGGAAAACAACCGATGGGCAAATTGTCTTGCCAGATTATTGGGCAGACCTTGTGGATTGGGATACAATTACTGTGCAACTCACAGCAACAACCCCCCATCAACAATTATATGTAAACAATATAGATGCATCTGGAGTAGCAGTGTTTGGTTCTCATTCAGCTCCCTACTATTATTATATCGTAGCAGAACGAAAAGATGTCCCAAAATTAGAAGTGGAGACTGATGCATAAACTATTTGTATGTTTAGAGTGCGAAGCAGAGTTTGTGCTTCGTCATAATATGGATGAAGCGCATTACACAGTGACTCATTGCCCATTCTGTGGTGAGGAGTTAGATGATGAAGAAACATATCATTTTGACGAAGGTGAGGACGAATAAATAATCTAGTACCTTTTAATAGGATTAGATTATGTGGCTTTATGAAGATGCTGAGTTTACAGATGTTCCTGACAATATCATTGGGTTCGTGTATAAAATCACCAATACTCAAACAGGAAAACAATACATTGGAAAAAAACTATTTACATTCGCCAAACAAAAATCCGTTAAAGGAAAGCGAAAACGATTCCGAGTGGAGTCTGACTGGCGAGGATATTACGGAAGCAACAAAGGGCTTCATGACGATATTGTTACCTATGGCGAATCTTCTTTCCGACGTGAAATTTTGCGTCTGTGTACCACTAAAGGACAATGTACTTATTTTGAGACCAAGATTCAATTTGAGTATAGTGTCTTAGAGCGTCCCACTGAATTTTACAATGATTGGATCATGTGCAAAGTTCACCGTAAACATTTAAAACTATGACATTTTTAACTCTTATAACTGCATTATTCATCAGTTCAGTTGCTGCATGGTTTTCAATTGCGGGGCTGATTGCCATATTTCCTGGAGCGACAGTTGCGGTAGGATTGATGGGCGCAGCACTTGAAATGGGCAAACTTGTTTCTGCTTCTTGGATCTATCGTTATTGGAATACTACAAATTTGTTAATGAAAGGATATTTTGTTTCTTCCATTGTTATTCTTAGCTTCATTACAAGTATAGGCATTTTCGGGTATCTCACACGCGCCCATGTTGAGGGCACTCAAGGATTGGGTGCCAACACCGATCAAATATTTTTGTTAGATGAACAGATTAACAATGAACGACAGACCATTGCGATGTCACGCCTGGCGTTACAACAAATGGATGCTGCTGTGAACAATCTGTCTGCCAATGAAAAGACAACTGAGCGTGCTGTTGCTGTTCGGAACAATCAGCGTAATGAAAGAACAAACATTTCTAAAACTATCTTACTAAGCAATACTCAGATTGTTGAATTACAAAAACAAAAATCGTCATTAAATGTCGGGCAAAGAAAATTAGAGACAGAGATTGGGCCTATTAAATATTTTGCACAATTGGTATATGCAGCAGATGATGCTGCGACTATTGATAAAGCAGTTCGTATGTTGACACTCATGCTCATCTTTGTATTTGACCCCTTGGCAATTCTTCTCATCATTGCTGCGAACGTTTCAATGCAGACACTCCCCAAAGAAGCCCCTATTCATCCCCCGAAACTTCCTGAGGGGGAGAATGACAAAAAGAAAATGCCAGCAAATACCAATAATGTCACTTCAATGCCCGGAGAATGGAATCCTGGAGGCTGGTTCAAGATGGTGACTCGCCCTAAGTGATTGAAAAATAAGCACTTACACAGCACTTGACAAACGGGCGAACCCCGTGTATATTTAAGTATACTCTAAAATTATGGAGGCTGTATGAGTCAGATTCTTGATAGTGTAGAACGAGAAGGTGTTCGCAATATACTACGCGCTTCAGTGATTGAAATCACGTTTACCAAGTCGGATGGGTCTCCGCGGGTCATGAAGTGTACGCTTAACGAGGAGTTTCTTCCAAAGATTGAAGCACAGGAAAACACAACGTCACGTGCGGTAAATCCTGAGGTGTGTCCTGTATGGGACATGGAAAATCAGGCCTGGCGTTCATTCCGCTGGGATTCTATCACTGGAATTAAAATTTAATTATGACTACTTTACACACGGTTCTTCCTCCTGCCTCAGACTCTAAGTTTATGGGTGATGAACCTACATGGCTTGGTGTTGATGTTGCTGAAGATCAGTATAACAAGGAACTGCTTCTTGCACTAAACTGGCACAATTATTGTGCAGGCGATAAAGATTATGTGAAATATATCGACACTTGGATCAAGGCATATCGTCCCAAGACGGCAAAGCAGGATGTTGCTGTCTGGCATGAATTTGCTAAAGTGGACAAGACAGTATGTGTCCTGGCTCGCATTCAGATGCAAGGATTTCCCTTGACGGAAAAGCATCAGGTACAACTCGTTGAATATGTGACTACTGCGATTACGCCCGCGAAGCGGACGCGCAGTTCAAAGGCGCCTGTTGTCAATCGTCCCACCATTCAAGATAGAATTCGTCAGCAAGTATCTTCAATTCTATCGGATTTGGATGTGCGGGTGGATGACGCTTTCGATGGCAATCTTGCACCTGCCGAAGATATCGCAGGTGATATTCTATCTCAAGGATTCAAAGGACCTCAACTGAAATTAATTCAGGAGTATTTGAATAAAAATTTGATGGAATGGCACGAGGCATATGCTGGCACTGATGAAGAATTGACTCAAGGATATGCTTACGTGGGCAAACGTAATTTCAAAAAGATTATTGATGCATTCAATTCTGTTTTAGATTCTCTGTCACAGCAATCCACACGGATCAAGTCACAGCGTATCATCAAGCGCAAGCCTCTTGACAAGAAGAAGCTGGTGAGCAAGCTCCGATACATGAAGGAATATGAGGGTATCACGTCCAAGAATCCAGTTGACATCCTTGGTGCCAACGTGGTGTGGATGTATGATACCAAGAAGCGCCGGCTGGCATATTACGAGGCTGAGGTGAAGGATAGTTTGTTTGTTCGGGGAAATAAAATTGAAGGCTTCAAGGCGTCATGTGAGAAAATCTTACGGAAGCCTGACGAACAGCTCACCATGTTGATGGGGCTTCGCAAGAATCAAACTGTGAATTGGATGGATACCATTCGGGCTAAGTGTAAGGAACTAAAGGGACGCATGAATGTAGATACTCTTATTCTGAGGATTGATTAATGAAAACTCGGTTTGATTTCGAAGATATGTTGATGAAATGTTGGCATGTCACTGATGATATTGCCCTTGTGGCTGATATGGTAGGAGACATGGATATCAAGGCCAAGGATAAGGATAAACTCATGAACGTTCTTATTGGGCTGAAGGAGTTGTATAACGCTCGCTATAATGCAATGTTCGTGGTTTGGCGTGAAGATATGGTCAAGCACCAATATTTTGAAAAGCCAGCGCCAACACCAGCGCGGAAACATACTCAAGAATTATTCCCACATGATTAAGTTGACAGAGTTCATCCTTTGAGCCTCGCTTTTGATTTTCATTACCATTTTGGGATACATAGTAACATCCCAGAATGTTGTGCTCGATTTTATCAGCAACAAGTGGATGCGGGCGTTGAAGATATTGGATTAACGTGTCGTCCTGAATTCATGGACCTTGACAAATACTCGCATATTCGTTATGTTCCATGTAATACATGTGCTGAACAGGTACAGGCAGGCAATCATAATGTAGTACATACACTACATCTTTGCAAATGGGATTCGACTCCAGATTGTGAAAAATACAGAGAGGTAACATGATTATCACAGATTATAGTCAATTGGCAATTAGTACTCTGATGGCAGAGTTGAGGGGGCGCACTGATGCAGAAATCAGCACACCGTTGATTCGCCACATGATTATTAATGCTCTGAGGAGTTACAAGGTGAAGTATGGCAGGGAGTTTGGTGAGTTAGTGATTGCCTGCGATAATAAGCATTATTGGCGCAAGCAAATGTTTCCTTTTTACAAGGCGAACAGAAAAAAGGCACGAGATACATCAGGGTTTGATTGGAATGCCATCTTCATTGCACTGAATCAAGTGAAGCAAGAATTGGCTGAAAATTTCCCATATCCTGTTGTCGAGGTTGATACTGCCGAAGCAGACGATGTGATTGCGGGGTTGGTTGTATGGTCTCAGACACACGATTTGGTGCAGCAAGGGTTGGATGAAGTGCCCCAACCTGTGTTGATTTTATCAGGCGACCATGACTTCATTCAACTTCAACGCTACAAGAATGTAAAACAATATAGTCCTGTTCATAAGAAATGGATTAAAGCAGGTGAGAGTGTTGACCGTGTTTTGATGGAGCATATTCTGTCAGGAGACAAAGGCGATGGTGTCCCCAACTTCATGTCTCCTGATGATGTGTTTGTTGCTGGTGGGCGGCAGGCTCCCATTAGAAAAAAGGACTTGGACCTATGGAAGGACTTGAGCATTGACCATTGGGATTCAACACCCTATGCAAATAATATTAAGCGTAACTCACAAATGATTGACCTCCTTAAGGTTCCACATGACATCACAAATTCAGTTATAAATAACTATACATCCCAGAAAACTGTGCGTGATAAATCACAACTCTTGAATTATTTTATTGCTCACAAAATGAAAAACCTTATTGAACATGTAACGGAGTTTTAATATGACAAATCTTACTGCGAATCTCCAGATAGATGAAAAACTTGATTGGATTAGTGAAGCAAAAACGTTAGAGGAACAAGTGGCAAGGACAAAACAAGTAGCACAAATGGATGCAACCTTTGCTACATTGATGCGTATGGCAGTAACAGAAAAAGAAAAGATGTGTGGCCTCCCTGCAGGTGTGCCTTCTACATATAAACCGAAAACAGATGTTCCCAATGGCACATCATTGACAACTGTAAGGCAAGAGCTTCGACGTTTGAAGAATTATCTGTCTGATGGTTCATACAAAGACATATCTAGTGTGAAGCGAGAAGGTATTTGGTTGGGTATCATTGAAGGGTTGCATTGGAAAGAAGCAACTATTTTAACTCATATTAAAGACCAAACATTATTGGTAATATATCCGAATATGCGTGAAGTATTAATGAAGTTAGGCGCTCCCATCTCTGTTCCTGATAATATCCCTGCTAAGAAGATGACCAGCCGAGATCATCCTCGGAGAAAGTTGTAAGTCGTTGATTTATAAGCATTTACCCAGCACTTGACCTTTGGTGTGTGATGTGTTAAATTTAAGTATATGGGTAATTGACAACTTACGC